CATTTTTGATCCGCGCCTAATCGAAATATCCAAGCGCTACGGCGTACCAATCACTGTCGCTGCGACCATGCTTGCACAAATGGATGAGCAGCAACCTAGAGGGCTGCTCTAATGGCCGAACTATACGACGACGAAGAATTCATCGAAGAAGACATGGGCATGGACGCAGAAGAGATCCAAGCCGCTATCACGCTCGCCATCGAAGATGCCGTGGACTTCATCGACAACACCATTTCGCCCCAGCGCGCAGAGGCAGCCGAGTATTACGCCGGCGAGCCCCTGGGCAACGAAGAAGAGGGCCGCAGCACCGCGCAAACGATGGACGTGCGCGACACTGTCCAGGCGATGCTGCCGTCTCTTATGCGCATTTTCTGTGGCTCTGACCACGTTGTGGAATACGCACCTACTGGCCCAGAAGACGTGGAGATGGCCAAGCAGGCGACTGATTATGTGAATTACATACTCAATCAGGATCAAGACCAGAGCTACATTGAGATCATCTACGCGACCATGAAAGACGCGCTGGTGAAGGGCTCTGGCTTTATCAAGTATTGCTACGACGAGTCTGAGAAGACGCAGAGCTACGAGCTCGATAACCTGGACGACCAGGCTTTGGCTGCGCTTAACAGCAATCCCGACGTTGAGATCGACATGCTGAAAAGCATGACGTCGAGCGACAACCCAGAGGCGATGCACTCGGTTCGCGTCACGCACCGCAAGAAGGTTGGCAAGATTAAGGTCGAGTCGGTGCCCCCCGAAGAGATCGTCATCAACCGCAATGCCCGCGGCCTGGAAGATGCTGACCTGGTCGCGCACCGCGCTTATCTGACCATCAGCGACATGGTCGAGCTTGGCTACGACGCCGACGAGATTGAGCAATACGCCACCACTAGCGATACAGACTTCGAGCTCTTTAACGTCGAGGCCCGCGAGCGCTACCAGCAGAGCTCGTTTGAAAACTCTGAAATGGTGCGCCGCGTTCTTTACGTCGAGGCATACGCCAAGATCGACACCGACGGCGATGGCGTGGCCGAATTGCGACGTATTTGCTGCGCTGGGCCTAATTACGAAATCTTGCGCAACGAGCCGACCGACATGGTGCCGTTCGCGTTCTTCTGCCCAGATCCAGAGCCGCACGCGATGTTTGGCATGTCGATCGCCGATCTGACAATGGACATTCAGCGGATCAAGACTGCCGTGTTGCGAGCAAGCCTCGACAGCCTGGCGATGAGCACGCACCCCAGGGTGGGCATCGTCGAAGGCCAGGCGAGCCTGGAAGACGTGATGAATAACGAAGCTGGCGGCGTGATTCGGATGCGTCAGCCTGGTGCCGTTGTGCCGTTCAATTTGCCCTTCGTTGGCAAAGAAGCCTTTCCCATGCTGGATTACCTCGACCAGATGCGTGAGAACCGTACAGGCGTCTCTAAGGCGGCTGACGGGCTCGACCCAAGCGCATTGCAGAGCAGCACGCTTATGGCCGTACAGCAGACCATAGGGGCCGCTCAGCAGCGCACTGAGATGATTGCCAGGCTGTTCGCCGATGGCGGCATGACGCGGCTCTACAAAGGCTTGCTTCAGCTGATCATTAAGCACATGGACAAGCCGCGGATGATACGTCTGCGCAACACGTTTGTGCCCATGAGCCCTGATCGCTGGAATGCCGATATGGACGTTGTCAGCAACGTGGCGCTCGGCAAGGGCGGCGACGTAGAGCGCATGCAGATGCTGCAGCAGATCGCAGACAAGCAAGAGCAGCTGCTACAGCAGCTGGGCCCAGAGAATCCATTGGTCAGCGTTGAGAATTACTACCAGACGCTGGTGCAGATCCTGGAAGTGGCTGGCTTCAAAGACCCGCAGCGATTCTTCAAAGATCCGAGCCAGCAGCCTATGGCACCTGCGGAGCCGCCAAAGCCGGACATCAACGAGCAGCTGATCCAAGTCCAGATGGCCGAGATCAACGCGAACATCCAGAAAAAGCAGGCTGAATTGGAGCTCGAGCGCGAAAAGATGCAGCGCGAAGACGACCGCCGGCGCGACAAAGACGAGGCCGACATTGTGCTCAAGGCCGCGGAAATAAGCGCCAGGTACGGCGCGCAAGTTGATGTCGCTGGCATTCGCGCCAACTCAGATCGCGACCGCGAGCTCGTAAAGCAGCTGGCCGCTCAACAGCAGGTACCGAATGGCCCTATCGCCTAATTCACTTTTGAACATTCAACGCTTGGCGGACGACGAAGACTTCGCCGAGCTCATCAAGATGCTAAGGCTCGATTACTTCGAGCAATGGTGCAAGGAACGTGACCCCGCGATGCGGGAGCGCTTACATCAAAAACAGGAAACACTCGACGACATTGTTGTGCGGATGCGCGCAGCAGCCGACGAGATTGCTTTCGCAAAACAGCGGAATAACTAATGAGTGATAAAATAGATACACAAGAAACCCCATATATGGGGGGCACCTTGGGCGACGCCCAGGCTGCTATCGCTAAATTGATGGAACCCGCAGAAGGGCAAGCCGAAGATTCAAGCGACGTTGACGAGTCTCTTGAGGGGGGCGAGGCATTAGAAGGCGCTGAGTTTGAAGAATCCGAAGAGGAATTCGACTCGGAAGACGACGATGCCGACGACTTGGATGACGACTACGACGAGGACGAGGGCGAACCAGAGCAAGCCGATACCTTCACCGTAAAAATAAACGGCGAAAACGTAGAGGTTAGTCTTGATGAGCTTCAGAACGGTTACTCGCGCCAAGCCGACTACACGAAGAAGAGCCAGACTTTGGCGGAAGAGCGTAAGGCTTTCCAACAAGACCGAGACGCGGTTCTTCTCGAGCGGACACAGTATTCCCAGCTATTGGGAGCTTTGCAGCAGCAGCTAACGGCTTTTGACGAGCCAGCGCCGGATTTCGATCGTCTGTATGAGGAAGATCCAATCGAGGCGAGTCGTTTAGAACGACAGTACCGACAGCGGACTGAGCAGCGAGCGCAAAAGATGCAGGCCATTGCGATAGAGCAGCAGCGTGTGAATGACGCTAACGCTCAAGAGCAAGAGCAGCAAATGCGCGGGCTAATCACTCAGGAAGCAGCCCGACTGCCTGACGTTATCCCAGAGTGGAAGGACGATAAGGTGGCCGCAAGAGAACGCCAGGAGTTAAAGAGCTACTTGCTCGATAGTGGCGTTGCGGAAGAGGAGCTTGGCGCACTTGTGCGCGCTAGCCATATCGCAGTTTTGCGAAAGGCGATGCTCTTCGACAAAGGCCAGAGCCGAGTGCGTAAAGCACGCAAGGCTGGTCAATCGGGTAAGACAGTCAGGTCAGGATCTCGTCAACAGCAAGTGAAGCCAAGCGCTCGCAAAACTAAAGCCGCGTATCAACGTCTCAAAGAGCGAGGCACTGCAGAGAATGCAGCGTCTTTGATTGAATCTCTTTTATAAGGCTTAAAAAAACATGAGTATTATTGCTAACACTTTTCTGAAGTACGACGCCAAAGGCGTGCGGGAAGACCTCTCTAACATTATCACTATGATCTCTCCCGAGACTCGACCTTTCATGTCGAACATGACCAAGAGTCGTTCAGTCACAAACACATTCTTTGAATGGCAGACTGATGATCTAGGTGCGGCTGCAGCTAACCATCATTTGGAAGGCGACGATTTGGCCGCGTTCACCGCAGTAACCCCAACAACTCGTTTGGGTAACTACACGCAGATCAGCCGCAAAGATTTTATCGTGTCTGACACGATGAGCGCGCTGGATTTGGCGGGCCGACGGGCAGAAGTTGCTTACCAGATCAGCTTAGCGGGCAAGCGTCTTGCTAACGACATGGAACATAACCTTTGTGGTTTGAACCACGCAGCGGCTGCTGGTAACAGCACGACTGCGCGTAAGACTGCGCCTTTGGCTGCGTTCATCAGAACCAACACATCTCGAGGAACGAACGGCGCTAACCCAACTGTATCTGGCGGCGTTGTAAACGGTGCGGCTACTGATGGCACCCAGCGAGCTATGACGGAACCCATGCTAAAAACAGTCCTGCAGGGCATATTTTCCAACGGTGGCAACCCAGAGTTCGTCATGGTTGGCCCTCACGTTAAGACTGTGATTTCAGGCTTCGGCGGCATCGCGGCTCAGCGTTACATGGCACCTTCTGACGGCCCTACTACAATTGTTGGGGCGGCGGACGTCTATTTAAGCGATTTTGGATCTGTCCAGATTGTTCCCTCTACCAAGAGCCGTGCTCGCGACGCTTACGTCATCGACCCAGATATGTGTGAGGTTGCAACGCTTCGCCCAATCCAGGCCGAAGAGCTAGCCAAGACGGGCGACGCTACCAAGTTCCTCACCTTGGCGGAGTACGGCTTGGTCGTTACTCAAGAGGCTGGCCTGGGCGTTGTGGCTGACCTATCCACTAGCTAGGACTTATCAATGGAAATAAAACGCAACCTGTCTAACGATGCCACAACAGGCATTAAATCAGACTTCGTATACGAAGCTGGCGAGACGCTGAAAGACGACAAGATCACCATTGCGACATCGCAAGACGTGACGGCAATCGTTGAGGCGAACAAGCGAGCTCGTAACGAAATGGATCGACACCAAAAACATGGTGAGTGGTCGAAGGTTGCGTCCATTCCATTGAGCGTCTTGTACGACCTGAAAGCGAGAGGCATTGCCGACGACCCTAAGAAGATGAAGGCATGGCTCAACGACCCAGATAATCGTGCGTTTCGCACGCGAGACGCGCGTATCTGATGGCGATCGCAACGTACTCACAGCTCCAAGCGAGCGTAGCCGATTGGCTAAACCGCACGGATTTGACGAGTGCTATAGGTGACTTTGTGGCGTTGGCGGAATCGCAGTTTAACCGCAGCATCCGCCATCGCTACATGATCACTCGATCTCAAGCGACGATTGACAGTGAATACAGCGCAACACCGGCAGATTGGATACAGACGGTTAGTCTGATCTTAGAGACGAACCCTGTCACGCAGATGGAGTTTGTCACAAACGAGGCGCTTAACGCGCTGAAGGCGAGCAGTAGTGCAACGGGCACGCCATCGAGTTACAGCCACGTTGGCACTGAGATTCAGGTATATCCAGCGCCTGCAAACACGGCCTCTGGCTACCAGGCGGAGCTTGTCTACTACGCCAAGATTTCGGCGCTTTCTGACACGAACACAACAAACTGGCTGCTGACGCACAACCCAGACATTTATCTGTACGGCACGTTGCTGCAGAGCGCACCTTACCTGCAGAACGACGAGCGCATCACGGTATGGGCAAGCCTTTACCAGCGTGCAATCGACGACCTGGAAGTGAGCAACCAACGAACAGCTGGCCAGACCAGCGTCAAAATGAGGGCAGCAGCACTGCAATAAGATATGGCATTTACCAATTATCTCGAAAATAAAGTCTTAGATTATGTGTTCAGCGGCGGCAGTTTTAGCCAGCCTGGCACCAAGTACCTGGCGCTTTACACGGTTGCACCGACTGACAGTTCGGCTGGCACTGAGGTCACCGGCGGCGGTTACGTCCGGCAAACCGTGACTCTGACGACGAGCGGCAGCGACACAACAAACAGCGGCGCGGTGGAGTACGCAACAGCGACAGCTGGATACGGCACGGTGGTTGCTGTAGCGGTCTTAGACGCGAGCTCTGGCGGGAACATGCTCGCTTATGCCTCGCTTACAGCAAACAAAACGATCGGGGTCGGCGATGTTTTTCGCGTGCCGACCGGCGACTTAGATATCTCCCTTAATTAATGAGCCAGGGTTGGTCTAATGGCAGCTGGAACCAGGGCAAATATGGCGTTTGGTCGTATCAAGATTGCGCAGCTAGCGCGACTGCTACAAGCGGCGCGACAGCGTCTGCAGCAGTCGTCACAGATGCTCAGGTCGCTATCAGTGCTGCTTCTGTTTTTACCGCGAGCGGTGATCGCATCGAGCCAGGAACTGCGTCGGCGTCTGCAACGAGCAGTTTCACAGCTGAAGCTGTCGTTGTCTCCACTGGCCCCGCGTCTACTGCTGCTACGTCAACAGCTACGGCAATCGCTCAGCGAGTGTCTGAAAGCGCTGCTCACGTTTCTGCGGAGTCTACGACGAGTGCTGCAGCTGTCATGGTCGCGAGCGCGTCAGCAAGTATTGCGGCTGCTTCATCAATCGAAATCATTGGTGGAGTCGTTCATAGCGCGAGTGCGGCGACAACTGCAGTCTCTACGGTCAGTGCTGCCGGCGAAATCAAATGGCAAACGCAACCCAACGCAAGCACAAACTACACAAAACAAGCCTCAGCCAGAACAACATGGCAACGGGCAGCGTGAGGATTAAGTAATGGCTGACACGTTCAACAATGATTTGCGCGTCCGCGAGCAAGAAGCTGGCTCCAACAGCGGAACCTGGGGAACCCTGCTAAACGCGACGATTAGCAACCTGGCGTCGGCGTTCGGCCAGGGTAGCGAAGCTATCCCGAACGCGGCTACACACACTATCACGCTCGCTGACGGCGCTGCCGACGAAGCGCGCAGCATGTACCTAAAATGCACCGGCGGCGGTCAGGCATGTACGGTGACTCTTGCGCCTAACACGATTAGCAAGGTTTGGATCATCAGCAACGAAACGTCGCACACGCTGACGTTTTCGCAAGGATCTGGTGCAAACGTGGCTGTTTCTGCGGGCGGTGTGAAGATGATCGTCACTGATGGGGCAGGCTCTGGGGCAGCGATTACGGATGCGCTTAGTGGCTTGGAATTGTCTGCCGGCACGGTCACGACATCTGCGATCGCAGACGATGCAGTGACAGCGGCGCAAATTGCAGACAATGCGGTCGATATCGCGCGACTGAATGTAAGTGATGGATCAGCAGGTCAGTCTTTGACCACAAACGGGAGTGGCACATTATCGTTTGCAACGATTGGCGGCGCGTTCAACGACTTTGCTATCAAAACGGCTAATTACACCGCAGTCAGTAAAGACCAACTTATTGTCAACTCGAGCAGCGCCGTGACGATCACGCTGCCTGCAAGCCCCAGTGCTGGCAACGTCGTTTTCATTAAAAACGCAGGATCGGCAACTGTGACCGTTGCTAGAAATGGCTCAAACATAAATTCAACGGCAGACGATGGAGAGCTTGCAGCAGATGCTGGAGC